CCCCACTCTTCACAGAGATTTTGTGTTTACTACTATTTGTTTTAGCCATAGTTGACTCTTGTAATTCTTTAGATTTGTAATAAAAGGTTTCAATATATTTTGTATAATCAAAATCCTTTGAAATCATATTTTTATTAATATCTTTAGAAGATTGGATTACTGTTAATCTTTCGATTTTCTTCCGAAGTCGGGTTAAAAATTTAATTAAATTTTTATCCCAAACAACTTCTCTTTTCCCAAAAGGCTTAATATTTAATCTCTTGGCTAGCTTAGAGATTTTATAAAAAGCTGTAGAATGGTCATCAATAGAATTTAGAGTACGAACATCGTAATCAACCGCTGGTTCATTCTCCCTTTCTTTTCTTACTAAATCAGCAGTCTCTTTAAGAGACCTCGCTAATTCAGCAGGATCGAAATCTGGAGATGATGAAATGGATTTAAGTTTTAACTTATTATCCTCATCGATTGATGGTTGTACATAAGAAGAATAGGCTAATCAAGGATTAACCTTTATAAACTTCTTATTAATAATACCCTCTAGACTATCAAAATGATCATGAAAAAGTTTTAGCAAAATTTTACCTTTGTCTCTTTCAATTTTAAAACTACCATCTAAATATTCTTTTCCGAGAAGTTTTTCAGAATCAGAAAGGACTTTATTAAACAAAGGACGATAAAGAATTAGGATATCAAGTAAACATGGTTGTCTATAACGGACAAGCATCGAATAATGATAGTCTAATTCAGTTCTTATGATTAATGGTTCTTTTAATACCCTACGTTGACCCTTAAGATTAAAGGTTAAACAAGGTATTCTGACTTCTAATAAACCCTCTTTATTTTCAAAAAATCAATAACTTATTGGTTTTGAAGAAAAATAAATGTAAAAAGAATATAAAGAATCAAGTGGAATGGCATCCTCAAATGATCTGTCATAAGGCAGAGTTAAAGAGGATGTCGTCTCAGAATAAGGATAATTATAAATGTTATGATAAATATCAAACAAGTTATCTTTAGATTCAGGATGCTTAGAAAATAATTTAGAAAGTTTATATTTTTCCAACATAAGTTGGTAAATATTAATCAAACTGGTAAATTTCCCTTCAACTATATCATATATCTGCTTATAATATGATGGGGAAAGAAGAAAAAGAAAAGATAAATCAGCATGATCCTTTTTAGGAAGCATCTGGCTATAGATAGTGGGGAGCGAGAGGAGCTCCCTAAACGTGATACGTAACGATTTGTTTATATCATTAAATAAATTATTGATAAAAACTAATAAAAGACTTTGATTGTCAAATTCAAAGAAGAGTTGCATTGGTGTGTAAACACTATTACCAACTTTCTTTGGATCTAAGATCAAAGATCTCGTTACGAAACCCAAAAGAGACTTTCTGGCAGAGCCAGAAAGTTTCCTAGGGTATTCACATAAAACCTCAAAAAAGGTGTTCATGTGCACCAGTCCTCGTTGCATTAATTCAACAAACAAGTTAATGAGTTGATATTCGTATCTTAAAGATCCTAAAATTAATTTAGGACCTATAGGAGAAATATCAATGCCGTTATAACCCTTTAATTTCTTTGCAAATTCAGAGAAGATATCCGAGATTATAGATTTCTGAGAAGAAATTTCTAATCCAAGATCGGTCATAATTTTTAAATAAGAATTAGCTACTAGCTTATTTTTAATCATGACGTCATCTCCTAAAATTGCATAATCTTTAAAAATTGCTTTTGACTTAGGATATACTAGTTTATACGCATATTGTACGATACAATGATGTGTAAAAGCTAACATACCCCAGGAAGAATAAGCACCCATAGGTTGCCCTACGGTGTATTTATAATGTAATTTATCAAATAATCAAGAGATATCTAATAAATCACGCCATTTATCACCAAGTCCTTCTGAAAGAATATTAAGAATTTGAATCTGTAATGTTAAAGGAAGTCTATCA